TTACCTTGTTGTATGGATACTTAGCGTTATACGTCTCAATAGGATCTGGTTCTGACCAATACTTTGTATCAACTGTACCTCCTTCTACTGCATGATTAGAAACAACATTGATAACTCTATTCTTTCTTTTCCACTTCAGGATAGTATTATCAAGGTCTTCGTGTCTTGCTAGTCTGTGTGTATCTGGTTCACCAATCTTGTCTGCTTTTGGATAGGTATTAGATAACATAGCCGTCATTTCACTGACACTATTTCTCTTCACTGTATTATCAAGAAGTTTCGACTCCTGTTCAAACCCTGCACCAATGTTCACTGGTCTATGAGTAAGCATATCATTACCAGCAGCAGAACCAACAGGGTCATAGAACCCTTTATGTGATTGAATCCCCTTGTTATGGTTTGGTGTTTGTTCTTCGTTTATTCCCGGTATTATAAATAATATAACAGGGTCTTGACACATATCACCGTCCCTGAAGAACCCCATTACCCAACTTCCTTCTTTCGGTGGATATACGGTTTCGTTGTTTACGGATACAACCATTTGCGCCCAAGGCAATCCTTTGGTTGGAATACCATTTTCTGACTTATCGTCTGTGTGAACACCAAGTATTCTCACCTTACATCTACCAATCATTAGTGGATCGTTTCTATCTTCGACGACGCCCTGCCACCAATAGAAACCATCCTTGCCCATAAAATTATTTGCCATTAGTTATCGGATATGGTTTTAGATGTGATAGGCACATTGAACGAGTCTTTTACAAGTTCTATGGACATAGTATATTTTCTGTATGGTTTGCCTGTCTCAAAGTGTATCCTGTGTCTCAATCTTGTCACGAGATAGTTTCCAGAAACAAACTTATCGTCAAATCTTCCAACTTTATTAGATACCATATTACTATCAAATGTTATATGAGGTTTTGTAAATTTTATCATTTTACCAAGTTGTATTTCATCTGTTCCTGGAAAAGAAGCAATAACCAACTTGAAGTTATTCATCTGTTGCAACTTGAATGAACGCTTATGTGCGTGGTCTGGTATAAGAGAAGAATGTGTATCTTCCTGTAGTTCTTTATCTGATATATACTCACTATCACTTCGAGATGCCCCACCAGAACAACCAGTAGAAACGTCATTATCAACTGCCTTGGATGCCGTTACCTTGACGGGGAAGGAGTTTATTCCACCCGGCATCCTCAAGAACTGCATAGGTGAAGATTGTTTCTTTGTTACATCTGTATAGAATGAATTTGGAACTCTTGAACCGTCTGATGGTTCGATTAGATAATCTTTTTCGTGATCTGGTTTCGAAACAACGAACCTTTTTCTCAATGGGTCGTGATATATCCAAGTCTGATTGTATTGCCCCTTTAAGGTATTATCAAGAACACTGCCGTGATTGTCGAACGTGAAATTCTCTATATTGTTATGCACCGTCGATAAATCCTTTACTCCATTTTTGTTCATATTCTGAACAGAGAATTTTAGTTCAAATGATGCCTTCTGTTTCATCATTGAGGTTATGGACTTGAAAGAGTAGATTGGTCCTGCACTCTTATTGCTAGATTCAAAGAATAGGAAGTCACATTGTTTATCGACATTTATCGCCTTTGTTGTCGCCAACCAACTTATTGTTCGCAATGGTGCCCAATTCGGTATGACCATCTTCAGGTCGCCCTCTGTCGGTTCTATATCAATAGTTTTGGTTGTATTCATATAATCATCGAATACATTTTTCGTTATATCTGATGCCGTACCTCCACTAAATGATCTGGATACCCTAGAGTTCATACTGGTAAGTAACTCTGGAGAGAAGAAATATAGTTTGTATGTCTGCACCTTACCAAGGTCTTTTCCTGTGGCGCTCCTGTCCGCTATTTTGTAGACACGCATTTTCTTGAAGTCGATAGCACAACTATCATCTCTTGTAGGAACTCTGAACCTTATATCGAGTGTTTCGTCACCAACAATAGGGAAAAACTCTATGAGTTCTTTGGTATCTCTTATAAGAACTTCACCGAATATCTGGCACTGGAATATATCTTCGTAGATATTGATATCAACAGCAAAGTTATCTATTCCCTCTGATTTTGAACCATCGAAGTTAGTTAATACCAGTTTTTCTAATATAACTCTACCTGGTTCGTATGTTTCGTTACTTTTCATACTTCGAATATATTATTCATTTCTCCTATAATCTGGCGCAAATAATCATTCTTTATGATGTTTATCGATCTCTTCTTTTCGTTCAATTCGTTCTCGTAGTCATATACGGTTACTATTCTGGATAACGCTATCACCTCTCTATCATTTTCTGTATCATAATAAGTATATGTTGGTGTTACTAACCAGTTGCCAAAATGATCTTCTTTATGGTGTATATTCTTCTCATTAGCGGCAACATCTACACTACCATATTTCGATACAATATAATTCTCGAATTCTATATGGTTTTTAGGCCATTGTGCGTATACGTTGATAATATCATTTGCATAGAGTATAATCCAATAGTATTGTGTATCACCATAATAACTTTGTGCTATATCTTCTGGTCTTTCGCCATCTTTTATAGTATACTTATAGTAAATAGAAGATTTAACAACTGTAGATAAATCTCTTACCTTAATCCTCTTGAATATATTAACTACGGTATTTTCTGAACCATCAATTGGTGAAGTATATTGTACTTTTGGAAAATAGCTAAAATAGTTGCTTCCACTCATTATTTTATTTGTTTAGTTTGTTGCTATACCAGGATAACTTTCATAGAAATCACCTTGTGTGAGTATTGATGTCTCTGTAAATGCCATAGTTAATCTTACGCCATTTGGCGCGTGATATCCCTTCTTATATATATCACCATCATGGAACGCATTACCTTTTGCTGTATAATCAACATCAAAAGAAGTCATAGCACAATCCTTTAATTGGAATAAATATTTATTACCTGGGTTTGCCGAAAAATCTTCAACATCTAAGTTTTGTCTTTTTCCGGAGTTGAATTGACCAGCATCAACAAATTTTATATTCCAGAGTGGTGGTTGTGGTAAAGTTAAATCGTTATATGCACCAGATGTGTGCATATATTTTTTAAAGTACCATATTATTTTATTCAAATCATCCGCCTCTTGACCACTGGAGGCAACTAATTCAAAGGAGAAAGTAAATGTTCTAATTTCTGGACCTTTCCACTGCACCATTTTAAATGGGTTAACGGCTGCGTGAGTAACAGCTTTTACCAAGGAATTGTTAATTGTGTTAGACAATTTAGCAACGTTACCTAACTTGCTACTAAGAGATGATAACGTACTTGTCGCTTCTTCCATCATATCTTTTGTTTCCCACTCTGTCTTGTATGATGGATTTAATTCTTTTGGTAATGGCAAGTATATTTGTCCAAGTGGTAGGCTTTTCGATGCTATAGCATTATATTCACTATAATCTTGATGTGGGGCAAAGTAGGTATATTGTGTTATATCGGGTCTCTTTGTTAGATCAGAAGGAAATTGCAAAAAACCGCCGTCTATCTGACCAGTTGTTTGTATTCTAGTTTGTGCTATTTTTTGACCAGACGATTTTGTTGTTGGTGATACATCACTGGTTGTTGGTTGTGCGTCTGCTAATCCAGTACCATCTCCTAATGCAATTCCTGATTTTGGTGGCACCAATGTCGCGTTTCCTTTAGGTGCTGGCGTGTCTGATACTAATACCTCACCGCCAATACCATCAAACACGTAGTGCGATCCTTTAGGTGCTGTTGCCATCTATATCCTTGATTATTATTCTTATAAATATACTATAATACTATTTATAAATAAATGTAGATATATGGCAGGTTTTCCTAAAATAACAAGATTTGCACCAAAGAATAAGGGTAAGTACATTGGCAAGAACCCTGTTATTCTGGCAAGAAGTAGTTGGGAGAGGCAAGTAATGCATTGGTTGGATATGCACCCTCAAGTAGTAAAGTGGTCGTCTGAAGAAGTTCGTATTCCGTATATAAGCCCATTAGATAAAAGGAGACACACCTACTTTCCTGATTTTTTGGTCCATATAATGGAAGCAGAAGTCGAGGTTGTGTATCTCATAGAAGTGAAACCTAAGGCACAAACACAGGCACCGAAAATGAGAAAGAGAAACGGAAAACCAACAAAAACTTATGTTCGAGGTGTGACGACGTATCTAGTAAATGATGCAAAGTTTGTTGCCGCTGAGTCATATTGTTCGATGAAGGGTTGGAAATTTAAAATTTTAACAGAAGATAATATTCATACGATATGAGTGTATTCGATAATACAGAGATGAAGGCTAGTGACGGTCAGTTATACAGATTTCTGGGTAAGGGTTCTAGCGGTCAATGGGCGAAGGTTATGCCCTCTGGAAAGACAGGCCAGATGGCAAGACGATCTGTCGCTATGGAACTTGATAGATTGGCATCAGAACAAAACTATACGACAAGAGAAAGTGTATTCGATAACCTTCTTCTCCGTGGTATCAGGTCTGGTAATATCCCCGCTCGTACACAGGAAGCAAGAGATTGGTTTCGTGGTATTGCGAAAGAACAAACAACAGTTACCAAGAGGGATCTTCTCACAGAAAAAACAAGACTTGTTACCGATGTATCAATTGGTAAGATGTATTTCTTTGCTTATGACCCAATACACGCAAAGACGCTTCCGTATTATGATTGTTTCCCTCTTATCTTTCCAATAGAAAAATATAATGATGGATATCTTGGAATAAACTTCCACTATCTACCACTTATACTAAGAGCAAAACTTATGGATGCTCTCTATTCTATATCGAATAACAAGAAATACGATGAAAAAACTAAGCTAGTGGTATCATACAATATCCTCAAGAGCGCAACGAAATACAAGGAATTCTCGCCAACAATTCATAAATACTTATATGAGGGCGTAAAGAGCAAGTTCGTTGAGGTGTATTCTTCTGAATGGGAC